CCGAGCATGCTTGTCGATCTCACACTGGTACACAGTCTGGAAGCCGGCACGCTCTAGCCCTATATCGAAGCCACCTACCCCACTAAATAAAGACAGCACCGTTGGTCGTCTGTCGCTCATATATCCCCTTTACTATCTGATCAGGCTGAGATGATAGCCATCAGATCACCCAATACGGACAACTTCATTACTACTAAACCATCAGACTCACCATCTGGCATACATACCATGACGAATGGTCTGACATCACCATGAGACCTAGATGCTTCGCTCTGTGACTCTGCAGCACGATATCTGGTGACGATCGGGCCGATCTGTGCACCGGCTTTGACTTCTAGACGCAGAGAGCCACCCCACAGCTCTTCGTGGCGAGTGTTCGCACCACCGATACCGAGACGCTTACGAGCGATACGAGCCTTCGAGTCACCTTTGGCACGATTACGCTTGCCCCTAGCCACTGGGTCGCCACAGCCCTTGACTCGACGAGCACCATCACGAGCAGGTCTACCAAGTGTGCCGAACTTTGGGCACTGATCACCTAGCGTGCACTTCTCTCGACGACCCTGACACTCACCCTTTCGCTCATCAGGCATGTTCATGACCGTCTCTTCTTCTCTGGCTCAGCAGTTGCCTGCATGAGATCACAGATCATCTGATAGCCACAGATCGCTAGATCGGCAGGTGGCATAGCAGCCACTGCGTCTACTGCTTCGGGCACAGACACTGAGATGAGATCACGATGCTTTAGAGCTGATATCAGTAGCGTCATGAGTGTGCGTGCACTGCGCTCATAGTCGAGTACCTGCTCGGTGATCATCGCTAGGAATGCACCTTCGCTCTCGTTCATAGCCACTGGGTCTGCTACTAAATCCCAGTCTGGTAGATCATCGTCAGCGACCGGCATCACTTAGCCTTCTTTCGTATCATCTTGCGCTCATATGGTGTCAGACCACCGAACATACCCCACTTGTCATCGGTAGATTCGAGATCGATCACCAGTTCCAGACACTCTTTGCGTACAGGGCACATAGCACAGACGAATCGAGCCATATTCCATGCGTCAGGCTCTCGTGCATCTGGTGGGAAGAATACGCTCACATGCGACTCTCGGCATGCAGCTCTCTCAAACCACTTCATCTGATCAGATACTCGATGTCGCTCAGTGGCAGAAACCTATCGAGACTAAAGAAACACATCGACTCGTCACGCATCACCACACCATTATGGGTCGTCGCTCGGTCATTTACTCGTCGTGTCTCTATCCGATATGACTCATCTCTCAGGTCGAGCAGGAAGTCATCGTCGGCACATGCCACCATAATCAACGGTACGATCATGCGCAGACCGGCTGACATCTGCAGTCGAGCAACTTTGATGGCACTGATCATGTAGTCATGCTGTCTGAAATAGTCAGATTTATATGACCTGCATTTGATCTCTAGCAGAGCCTTTGGTCTGCCCATTTCGTAGAGCGTGCGATCATAGTGCTGATATTGGCTCGATGTTCTGATCTCACCACGCCAGTATGTGCCTAGTCGTGCGCATGCCTGATCTTCTCGCAGTCGATCACGACTGGTCTCGAATGTGGGCATGATCAGCCTTCCATTAGACGCTTGATCAGAGCTGACGCATCTTTACTAGTCAGCGATGTCACACTCTCGATGGTGCGCTGTAGAGCATGAGTCGCATACTCAGCGATATCACCGATGTTCTTCTCTCGTGCCAGTTTCTGTATCAGACCGATCTGCTTCTGTGAAGCGACAGCAGCCAGACTGCGCACCTGCTCACGCTGTGGCATCGGCTCTACAGGTGTAGCACCGAAAGCCTGAGCGATCTCATCAGGTGTCAGAGTGTTAATATCATCAGCCGACACAGACTCGATCGATCGAGCCTTGCTACCTACTTTGACAGGCTTTGATGGGTGATCAGCCTTTGATCTATCCATCTGGCGATTCATTACTTCGTTCGCTGATGCGATGTGTGGCTCATCTACTGCTAGAGCAGCCATGATCGCACGACCCCACGCAGATGTCTCAGCATTCATCAGTTCAGAGTCTTTGGTGTAGTTTGTTCGACCCATCACCGGCTCGGCAGCGCATGCGATAGCAGGCATCGGGTCATCAGGTGTGCGATAGCACGCAGCTGTATAGACGATGAACTCACGACCACCGATATCGACGATACGAAACGGGTTCGCAGGGTCTGCAGGTCGCAGTACTGCTTCTGGGTGCTTCGCTCGTAGTTGTCTGATGCGCTGAGCGACATCGACATACCCATCTAGTGAAAATGACATGTTTCTATTTCCCCTTTGCTTTGACAGCACGCATGACACGCACTGGTGATGATTGTTTCGTGTATTTGGCGACTAGATCAGGCTGATCGATGCGCAGACTCTTGATATCTACGCTCTCTCTGCCTGCCTGCTCTCGCCATGTGATGACGGTCTGACCATCGATCTGACCCTCATCAGCATCTAATAGTAGGCGTGCCAGATGATCTTTGGCTGCCTGCTCGATCGTTTCTGCTTGTTTCTTCAGTGCTCGTGCTTCTTCTAGATCACGCACCCAGTCGATAGCGTCAGCAGGTAGAGCGATCGCTCTGCGCTCTGTACGCCATAGTGATGCGATCTGATCTGCACTCATCTTGTCGATCATGCCATCTGGCTGTATGCCGGCATCTACCGATGCACAGAACTTCTCTGCCTGCTCAGCGAGCACTTCCATCGCACGCTCATTGCGTGGCACAGCGAGAGTGGTGATGCGCAGGTCTCGATCTAGCACTGTGAGCCATGCTTCTGCACCTGTCACATACTGCTGAGCATAAATCTGCCATAGGTACTCTGGTGGCACATCAGAGAGACTGCTGATCGAGTATTTTCGTGTCGTCTTTATCTCACCGATGATCGATGGTGCTTCGTGTGGTGATGCAGAGTCTTTATTTACTGCATCTAGTGTCACTGTCCAGCGACCAGAGCGATACATAATGTCTGGTGTGATCATCTCGATACCGAGAGTGCGTGACATGACATCTACCAGAGCCGGCTCTAGATCGTTGCCTACCTGCATAGCAGCTGATGGCTCGCTGATCGTCGGCTGTGTGCTCTTGCGATACCAGAGATCAGCCTGTGTCATGAACGCTGATGAGTCCATGAGTGCAGGTGCTTCGCTGCCACCGAGCGTGCATCGGCCATCAGTATCTCGATGTCGTATGTGTAGCCAGTCGAGCGTACCGTGTGTCGGTTTTTCGATAATAATCATGTGCATTTGCCCTTCGTTTGATGTGTGCCCACATCATGCCCTATAGGTGTAGCACAGTAACGCTCACAAGATAGGGATATGTCTAACTGATAGGTGGCATGGCTCGATCTGTCAATGAAATGCAGTTCGAGCCATGCCTTATCAGGTGGGTTGGGAAGGGGAAACCGAACCGACCGACAGCTCAGACAATACCTGCAGATGCACCACCATCGCTACTGGTACAGCCAGTATGTGATCTACAGAGTCAGTGTCAGTGATCGACTGGCAGAGCACCACATGTTTATCTTTGGTTTGTGGCAGCAGTATGCCTACTGACTCGACGACACAGGCATCATCATCGATCTCATCGATACTCTGCCACCCAGTGCCGACGCTATGAGCGTCATGCCATGTCAGACGCACGATCTGGTACTGCATATCTACCAGCCTTCCTTCTTTCTATCCATACAGAAGACGGGTGCTTGTATGGTGATGCCTTTATTTGGTACGACTATGGCGAGAGCCTGCTGTGGCTGCTCAAACGAGAAGTTGCTGACATAGGCGTACTCGTCGTACCCCTTCATGCTTCCATTTACCACCATCGATGGCGACGGTAGATACTGATGCCAGTGGCCGAGCCACAGAGTCTGAAACGATGCGCCGGTGGCGAGATATCGCTGTGCTTTGCGTGCTCGCATGCGCATGATAGGTGGGTAGATGCCACCGATCGAGCCACCACCCTGCGTCTGATCGCCATGAGTGAGCAGATGATGCGTGTCATAGATCGAGATTAGAGCATCAGTGGCTTCTGGTACTTGAAATGTGATGCGCTTATCGCCTGTGAAATGTCGCTCTAGCATCTTGGCGAGTAGCCAGTCGAAGTTGGTGCGAGCTCGCAGTTTGGCTCTCGGTTTGCGTGTCGTTCGACCATGATTACCTGCCACAGCTGCGATGTGCACTTTCTTGAACTCGCCGGCTAGTAGGTCGATCGCTGATGCGATCTGCTCTGCCCAAAAGAGTAGTGAGCCGAGCATCGTGTCTTCGTTGGTCTCTTTGAGCTCTTCGTGGATATCGCCAGAGAAGATGTCGCCACCGAGCATGAGTACAACACCGTCGTATTTCATGCCGGCTAGGTGATGTCGAGCGAGTTTGATCACATTCTGTGACCAGCGTTCCATGCGCATCACAGCGATAGATCGGTTGTAGGCGTTCAGGCCATCGACTTCTTCTGGTAGTACGATCTCATCGAGATGCAGGTCTGAGAGCATGAGCACCAGTGACGCTGCACTCGGCTTTGATTTAGCCGGTGGCTGTAGCCATTTGATCGGCTGTAGTTGTGCTGTCTCTACCTGCTCGATTACATCGAGAGTGCGCCTAGTCTCTTCGAGCTGTGTCGCTACTCGTGAGAGTTCACCTAGCGCACTATCACGCTCACGCCTGACACGCAGTATCTCTGCTTTGAGCAGGTCTGTGCCATCAGGTATCGCTGATGCGATGTCGTCGCTGAGACTCATGCCATCATTCCGTTGCGATATTTACTGATCACAGACTGTGACAGATGAAAGCCACGCTTCGCTAGTGCACGACAGATAGCTGCCTGTGGCACTGAGTGATCATCGAGTGCAGTACGCAGGTCTAGTGCATCTTCTGCAGATAACTGCGCCATGATCTCATCGATACGACGCTTCGGCCCAGTCTTGCGCTTATGAGTCTCTATCTCGTTTAGCAGACTTCCCATCTTTATCCCCCTCTAAATGCCAGTCGATATGTTTGTCTAGTTTATCACCCAGACGAATCACTGTCTTGTGTACCGACCTGATCTGCTCTGTGACGAGCGCATGATCTTCTCGGTTCTCTTTCTTTAGGCTCATGATGAGAGCTGCGATGATGCCACCTACTGTCGTGATGACAGCCACTACGATCGACGAGTTATCCATTTGTCTGACTCTTGATCTGCTGCTCGATCGCCAAGAACGCTGCTTTCATAGCTGCAGGGTCATCTGCCATCTGTGGTGAAATTTCGCAATGTAGCCAGTCACCAGCCGGCGCACCTGACACCATCTTTCGCTCATATTTGACCCACCCACCACGATCACATCGCCATGCTCTGCCGAACGGTTCAGGGAAGTAGTCAATGATCATTTCGAGACCTAGAGCCTCAGAGTGATCGGCAAGTATCTTGCACCACTGCAGTGCTACTGCACGACCAGCCTGCTTGCCTTTGGTGTTCGATGCGTCTTTGTGATCTGGCATGAATCGGTAGCTCAGATCGACTGCTCGACCAGTTGCGTGCACGCTCAGAGACTCTTTGCCCTTCATGTTTCGGATACCGAAATCGCCGTTATTCCATAGACCCTTTTCTGATAGACGCACGATCTCGTTGATGAATACATTTAGACCGGCTCGACGACCCTTCGCTGCCCCATCTGAGTTGCCTGTGTATTTGCGCTTGGCCATGTCACGCAGCCTTCGTGCGCTTAGCTGCCTTTTTAGCTGCTGACATACCACCGAAGGCTTCGTCAATCTCGTCACGAGTGAGCGTGCCATCTACTGCTGCTTTAGCCAACTGCTCGACTACCTTCGCTACAGCTGCGAAGCCGGCGAGAGCTGCTGACTGCCAGAGCGTGATATTTGCACCAGATACCGAGTTGATGACACTCGACCCAGTGATGATCGCTAGAGCTGATGACAGGAATAGAGCGACGATGCGCTGTGCTATCTCTTGTGCTTTTTTCATTTGTCGTCTTCCTTTAGTGAGATCAGCACCAGATTTAGTGCTAAAGCTGCGATGCTTATGTACAAGCCTAACCGACGAGTCGAGCCTGAGAGAGTGACGAGCACGAGACCTGTGCCTGCCAGAGTCCATATCAGACCACTCAGCTCATCTAGCCATTTACGCATCTGATCATCGTAGTTTCTGGCGACGATCTGTACTACTGGTGCTAGAGCCGGCAGATACTGGCACAGCCATCGCCATAGATACAGCAGTCACAGCGATCATCACACGCCTACTGGCGACAGAGATCACGCTACCTTTAGGCACATACCCTGACAGGGCAGGGTCATCGAACACATTCACTGCAGACTCGAACTCATCTTTCACTTCGTCTGGTGCATCAGAGATGATCTCAGCGAGCACAGTCAGCTGCTCATCTGATAGGTCATCGAAGGCTGCTGACTCTACGATCTGGCTGATCTGCTCGACAGTGACCTGCTCAGGTGATATCTCGGTGAGCTCTGTGATAGCTGCTGACAGAGCTGCCACGATCGCAGGTGTGATCTCATCTACTGGCTCGATGATCTCTGGCTCGGTCGTGAACGGCTCTGGCTCTGTGGTCACAGTCTCGGTAGATGTAGTCACATACTCAGTGGTGGTAGTAGTCGGCTCGGCAGTGGTCGTCGTGCTCGGCTCGGCAGTGGTCGTCGAGATCGGCAGCTCAGTGGTCGTGGTGGTCGGCTCAGGCTCGGTCGTCGTGGTCGTCTCAGTAGTGGTCGTATAGGTCGGCACATAGACAGTGGTAGTCGTCGTAGATGTAGTCGTCGTAGATGTAATCGTCGTAGTCGATGTCGTGGTCGTAGGCTGTACAGATGATGTGGTGGTGTCTACTGGGGTCGCCTGTGTTGTGGGTGGCGATACTGTTGTGGATACTGCCGGCAGAGTCGTCGTCGATACAGTCGTCGTCGTCAGCTCAGTAGTAGTCGTCGTATCCACTGGGATACTCGTAAATGCTTCAGGTGGCACGATCGCCCACCCAGTGCTGTCGATGTTCCATGCGAGCATGAAGCATGTTCCACCACCATTCTCATAGAACCACGCATCTATCGGCTGTGTGCCAGCAGCTATATCGAGCAGACCTGACTCTGTAGCTGAGCAGCCCTGATCAGCCCATGTGCCCCACTCATGCACACCGATTTTCGCTGTACCACCATCATCTGATGCCAGCCAGAACTCGATCGTCTGATGCTCTGGTATCTGTATCGAGCCTGAGTAGTGCAGCATGAACTGGTCGCCACCACATGCACCGAACTCATTCTGTGCGTAATCCCATGTCGCATTGATGAAGTCGAGTGTGCCCTGCCCACAGACAGGGTAGATGTCATCGGCTTTGACTGGTGGTATCTGATCGATCGTGTAGCCGATCACACTCAGACCATAGGCAGGCTCAGCTGCTACAGGTGACACCCATGCGAGAACTGCTATAGGTGCAAGAATGAGCCACCTAGATCGACGCACATCACTCAGGGTCGATAGGTGTCGGTACTAGGAACTCGTCGAGCTCTGCATCGTATGTGTATCCGATACCTGCGTATGCGCCACGAAAGTTTGCGTGATATGAAGTTTGCAGCCACTCACCATCGATACCGAGTGATGCGATTAACGCTTGGCCTACTGTCTCTGACTCAGGGAAGTCACCACCACCACAGTCTGCATTTGCGACGACGATCACCTGATCGACAGTGCCATCAGTTATTTTTGCGAAGTGTGCCATGTCATACCTTCCATCTAATATAAACGATTCCAGAGCCACCAGCACCACCACTGTTGCTGCCAGTAGAGCCTGCACCACCACCACCACCACCAGTGTTTGCTGCTGCTGCACTTCCTGCTGATGTTCCACCATTACCACCAACACCTGACCCACCTGTACCAGCAGTCGTATGACCTGTTCCGCCACCACCGCCACCAGCCTTGAACAAAGACGAGCCACCAATAAAAGTGTTTACCTGATAGCCAGCACCACCGTTGCCACCTACCGTTGCTGAAGCAGCGACACCGACTGCTGTAGCACCACCACCACCACCACCTGCATAGTTAGAAAGTGTTGCACCGTCACCACCTGCGAAACCAATGATAGAAGGGTAAAAAGAAGTTGTGCCTGTTGCGTATGGGGCTATGTTTCCGCCACCGCCACCGCCACCTGATGCGCCACGATAGCCCTGATTATTTGCTACACCTGAGTTTGTCCATGCACCATAACCACCACCGATAGCATGAATCGTGCCACCAGTATTGTTCAGTGATGATGTGTTTCCGTTAGTTCCTGCTGCTGAAGTTGATGCACCTGAACCACCTGCACCGATAGTTACGGTCTGCGCAGTATCAATGAAAACAGTTCCAGTTACATATCCACCACCACCACCACCACCACCTGAATAGTTGTTTGACAGACTAGAGCCACCACCACCACCACCACCGAAAATAAGAAAATCAAATAAGCCTGCAGATGTAGGCGTAAAGCTGCCTGTAGCTGTGATCGCAACATACTGATAATCGACACCACTGATCGTCACTGGTGTGCCACCTGATGCAGTGCCATAGGTATTAGCAAATGCCTGCACTGTAGTGAATCCACTGACATACCCAAGATCACGCCGACTCATATCATGCTCGCCATCTGATGTAGCAGATTCCAGACCCACCAGCACCACCGTTGTTTATGCCACTGCTATGCGCACCACCACCACCACTTGCAGTGTTTGCTGCTGCTGCAGTGCCACTTTGACCTGAGTTACCACCAGCACCACCGACACCAGAGCCACCTGCACCACCTATCGTGCCACCACCACCACCACCACCACCCTTGAAAATTGATGAGCCACCGATGAAAGTCGAAACATCTACACCAGCACCACCTGCACCACCAGTAGTCGTGACGAAGTTTGCGCCGACTGCGCTCACACCACCACCACCACCACCAGCACTCGCTGTGTCAGGATTTGCGTTACCACCAGCGAAGCCCATCAGAGATGAGAGTGTCGCTGCACCAGTTGTGCCACCGAAACCACCACCACCACCAGACCCACCTGTGCTCGGTGCTCTACCTGCGCCAGACCAATAACCACCACCATAGCCACCACCATAAACGAAAGCAGGCTGCACGACTGTCAGTGATGCCTGCTGTATCTTGCTATCGACACCCTGACCACCACCAGCAGCACCACCAGCACCGATCGTCACAGTCTGATTCGTGTCTAAATAAATCGTGTCTAACATTCCACCACCAGCACCACCACCACCACCGATAGCTGTATTGATCACTGAACCACCACCACCACCACCAGCAAAAATATAAACATCAAACAAACCTGCTTTAGTGACAGTCAGAGTGCCTGTGGCCGTAAATGTCAGATACTGATAGTTGATACCAGAGATCGTCACTGATGTCGGCGCACCGATGCCACCAGTAGCAGTACCGTAGTCAGGTATCAGGTATACAGACTGAATACCGTTACCACTCACATAACCGAGACTGCCACGACCACTCATGGTCTATGCCGTGATGCTATTGACGAAGCCAGTGAGCAGTATCACATCGGCAGTACCAGCGAATGCTTTGACTACTCGTGCGTTCTGCAAGATCAGACCTGCGATCACAGTGACGAGACCTGCTTCTGGCAAGATCGTGACTTCGATGTTCCCATCGGCAGCTGTCACTGTGCCCCATTCGATAGTCAGCTTCACTGAGCTCGTCGATGTGTTGTTTGCATAAATCCAAATCTCATCGAAGACACCTGCTGTAGTACCAGCGACAGCAGTATGCACTGTCACTGCAGCAGCAGTGCTCGTACCAGTGAGTTTGACTGCCAGACCATCTGTAGAGCCACTGAGTTTATTTTTTGTGAATGTCGCCATGATTTCGCTTTCTAACTAAAGACCTGTACCTGCAGTATGTCTGCACCACCACCGATCGCCACCCATACGCTTCCATTATAAACTTCGACGCTATTGGTATCCATGAGATAGCTCATCATGCCCTCTGCGAGAGTCGGTTCGCCAGTGCCACCGAAGGCTGCTGTGCGTGCAGCTGCGTCAGCGAATCGCATTACCGACTGATCCATCAGGTAGGTATTTACCTGTGCAGCAGTGAGAACACTGCCACTAGTGAAGAGCTTTGCGCCTGCGCCTGCCATGAGTCCGAGTGTACTTGATCAGGTCAGTGCGTTGCTACTGTCGAGCACGCCATATGTCGCATCGTCAAGGGTAAATGGATACAGCACTTGGAAGTTATATAGACCGAGTGTCACGGTATGAGCATTTGCTATGATGCGATGCACGATACGGTCGATGCCATATAGGTCGGTCACAGATGCCGGCGTGCCAGTGCTGAATGATCTGGTGATCTGTACGACATCACCCATGTCGAGACCTATGACTGTCGCTCGATTTACGCTACTCATAGCCGATACTCTGACGACCAGATCGTCGAACCTGAACTCTGGCAGAGAGTAGGCATCGAGCAGGTCGGCTGTCAGAGCTAGTGCCTGAGCGTCGGTCGAGAGCAGTAGGTCATCGAAAGTGAGTGTCGAGATACCGTAATCAGCCTGACTGGTCAGGTCTTCTGATGTCTGTACTGTGCCACCTTCGATATATGCCTGCACTCGGTTATACAGGAACTGCTGACCGTAGGCGACTGCCAGACCCTCATATCCGATGTCGGTATGGCCTACAGCATCAGAGAAGATCGCAGAGATCGTGGCGAAGGCTGCTGTGACTCGATCGGTATAGGTGAGCGTGCCATCAGCTGCGATGAAGCACAGACCCTGCTCAGACTCAGATATGCGCTGTAGATAGGCGAGAGCGTTCGTGTTAGCTGCGATATCGTATGCACCGAGTGTGGTCGTGCCGGTGGCGATCGAGCGTGTAGCAGGGTAGGTGATCTCTGGTAGATCGAGTAGGTAGCTGACTCGTGCACCAGATAGCTGCTCTATGGGTGTCAGCAGCGTCTCGGTAGCTGTATTGGCTAGTAGTACGAAATCATCAGCAGCTGTGATCGTGACAGTACTGAGCTGATAGTCATAGTTCACATCGATCTCGGTGATACGACCTGTAAAGATCGCTACGCCACCAGATAGCACTGTGACTTTGCGTCGTGGCTGTACACCAGATTTGCCTGTCGTCGTATCCCAGTATGGTGATGACTGGTTCAGTGGGTCGAAGCGTCGAGCGTTGTCGATGAGTGTCATCGTCATGATGCCGGCTCTGAATGACTCGAACTCATCAGATCGACCACGAGTGATCGTCAGGTCACTGATGTACTCAGAGATATCATCACCGAGCAGAGTGCCATCTAGGTAGTCATCGTCGAGTACACCCAGTACAGCGTCATCAAGTGTAAATGGGTTGGCAGGGAATCCGAGTTCGCAGAGTACCGTGATCTGCTCGCCAGAGACGAGAGTGGTCGGCATGATCAGATCACCGACTGTGCAGTCAGTGGCAGGAATCCATTGACACGCTCATATTGTTTGAGAGCCTGCACGATCTGGTTGCCTACCATCTGACCATCTGTACCCATGCCTGCATTGACTGTGATGTTGATCTCTGTGCTGCC